ACCCCGTTTGCCGCCTGACCTCCGCCTTCGCCCTCATCGCCATTTCCCTCTACTTGGGATACACGGTCATTTCTGGCAAGTTCCGTTACACTGACCATTATTCCATCTATGAGATGGTGGAACCGATGCGACCCGATGGTGGAGTTATTACCATCCGCCAAAGAATTATTCACGCCGGTCCGGCCAGCGCACTGCCCGCATCCATGATGATGAGCCTCCATCTTACGACAAGAACAAGATTCCCCGCTCCAAATACACCAGCTACGCCCAATATTGTGGTGACGCCTTGCCAATTGTGAGAAGATTTATTTCGCCCTGGATTCCGAGTTTAAAACCGGAGCTCATGGAGTGTTTGCCATCGACATCGGCAATCAGCTTCTCATGACCGTCTTCCATCCTGTGGAGGACCTGCTACGAACCTTCGTTCAGTCTGGACAAAAGGACCCGATCATCTACGTCAAGTACGGAAAACATGATCCTTTCGCCGTCAAGGCGAATGACTTGTCTTTCAACTCACAATACGATGTCCTGGTTCTTAAGGTTCCGCTCGCCACTTACCCCACCCGCGCTTCCATCATTTCTAAATTCCCCACTGTTGCTCAACTGAATGACATGACCCGAGTCAATTTCGTCTACGAAAAGGACGGAGTTCGCCACACTGGCTTTGGCACCTACCGAGGTGACACCCCTTACACCAGTTGCGAGAATTCCTACGTTGCTGCCGCTTTGCATTACAAGACCAATCTCGGACCTGGAGACTGTGGCATTCCCGCCCAGTCAGTTGACCCCGCCTACCCCGGAATGATCATGGGTTTCCACTGTGCAAGCGTTGCCAATACCATCCCAGGCACCACCATTCAGCAGCGACTCGGACTCATTAACGTCCTCGATCAGGATTTCATCAAGAGCCTCATTGAGCCATTTACTTCCACGCCCGACCTTCCTGAAGGACAGGAATTTTCTGCTGATGCCTTTGTTGTGGCTCCCGAAAGCGGAAACGTTCTCTCCTACCGAGAAGTCCCTGAGAATGAGCGTGTCCATGTTCCCCGCAAGTCTTGTCTCAAGCCATCCGCCATTGCCCCTCACCTGCCCTTCGAATCCCTGAAACAGCCATCCGTCCTTTCCCGAAATGATCCAAGAACCGACAAAATTGTTGACGAGAATCTTTACTCCCGTTGGACCACTGCCAACTTTGAAAAACCCGATGCCGACGTTCTGGCTCGTTGTGAAGCTGAATTGCTGACTTACATGCGTGAACATCGAAACCGAACCGTGCCACTGGGAGAACTGACCATCGAGCAAGCCATTGGAGGTATCCCTGGTTTCCTATCATCCCTCAAGTCCAATACGTCTCCTGGATTCCCCCTCTGCCTCAACTCCACCAAACGAGGTAAGAGAGACGCATTCAACTTCTCCGAAGCCGGAGTTCTCACCGTGGAACCCTGGTTTAAGGAGTTAGTTCTCCAGCGCCGAGAAGAAATGCGTTCAGGTGTTGTTTCCTGTTCCCCCAAGATTCTGGCCTACCTGAAGGACGAGCTGGTTTCCCCTGCCAAGGTTGCTGAAGCCCGCACCCGCGCCATCTATTGTTCCGATATGGTCTCTCTTGTCGCCTTCCGAATGGTGTATGGCACCCTCCTCGCTTCTCTCAACAACAGCTGTGAGAGCACTCCTCTGGCCATTGGTATGAACCAATATTCCTTTGACACCGACACCATGTATCGTTATCTCTCTAAGATTTCTAACAATTTCGTTGCTGGCGATTATAAGGACTTTGACCTCCGTTACAACCGATGGGTCCAACGTGCCGCCTACCGTGTCCTTACCACCTTGAATGAAAACGTCTCCACTCATCAGGAGAACCGTTATTTTATCGAACACGAAATGGAAACCAACGTTGTCCGATTTGGCAAGCACGAGTTCGAGCTCCACACCCTCCATGCTTCCGGACTCCTCTTCACTTCCGTCATCAACTGCTTCGCGAATATTCTCATGATGCAATATTGCTTTTATCGCATGTATCCTACTGAGATCTTCTTCAAGCGTGTTGCGATGAAGGTGATGGGCGATGACCACGTGCTGGCAGTCTCTGATGCCTGCCCCGAATTTAATGGAGTCAACATCTGCGAGAAAATGAAAGAACTCGGCCAAATTTATACTTCCGACGACAAAGAAGCCGAGTTGAGCACCGAGTTTCGACCATTCAGCGAGATTACCTTTCTGGGTACACACCCTCAAAAGATTGGAAACCGCTGGGTGGGAGCTCCTCGCATCGCTACCATTCAAAACATGCTCCTTTGGACCCGCGATAACAACCGATCCCTCGAACAAACTGTGGAAACTGCCATCGACGCCATGTCCCTTTGGGATAAGGCCACCTTCGAACGCACCCGTGACCAAGTCTTGGAAGCTTGCCGAAAGGCTGGCTTTGCCCTCTATTGCCCTGGTTGGTTAGAGACTCGACTTGCTGTGGCCAACCGAACATCTGCCACTGACGCTTTGTTTTTTCGTGCTGATGCCCCACCTAATGTTGCTTTCGAAGAGATTTTCTGGCATGTCCCCCTTTACCTCCACGATGAAGGACCTGCTCCACTGAATTTTAAGGCCGACTCCGATGTCCAACTCACCAAGAACCACGTCGGTTTGATCAACTCTCCTCAATCTCATGTTGCCGGAAGCCCCATGCCGCCCCAACGATCAGTCCAAGAATTGCCTTACAGTCACGAAACTGGCCTTAACAGCTGGATCTTCCGTGGCTCTGAGAAGTGGACTACATCCCAAACACCCGGAACCGATGTTTTGTGGATGGGTGCGCCTTATGATGTGCTTGCCGCTGGAAATTCTGGAGCCAACTTGCAAAACATGATGTTCGATCGAACCCTTTTTTCCCGTTACGATACTGAATTTATGATCCAAGTTTCGGGGACCGCTTTCCAACAAGGCCTATTGTGTGCCTATCTGGTTCCCCTCGGACTAGACACCGATGACGTCGCCAACGATCACGCGACCTTTTTCCCCTACGAATTCCTGACACCCAATATGGGAGCCACTGCCATTCTTCGCTACCCATTCGACTTCTACCGAAACTACACGAACAACGCTCGAATTGCTGCCGACCTTCAGCGAGTCTGTGCCATTAATATTCAGGTCCTTTCTTCTCTCAAGACTTCTGGCAAAGACACTGAATGTACCGTGACGATCTATTCCCGATTTACCAACAGTGAGTTTATGTTCCCTCGACCCCATTTTACCGCTGACGGCCAGGCTCTGAGCCTCAACTTTAATTCGAATAAGATCGATGCTAACCATTCCTACGTCCCTGTTGGTACAACCAATGAAGATCGACAAGCCACCTCCGCCAACACTAAAGCCGATGCACCGCTCCCTCTTGATAACACTCCTGTGACTGGCCTGACTCTCGGAACCCACCCCACTTTCCCATCTCGATCCCGAACTGTTGGCTATTCCATGCAAAACGCACTCCGACAACATCCCAATGAACTGGCCCGAAACCATCTGTCTTTTTCTAAGAACGGGGGGTCGTCCATTGCTGATTATTGTTCACGAATGAC